CCGTTCGTTTGTATTGAATGGGCATACCTTTAAGGTTCGCATCCCTTTGGTTATTGAATCGGATGCTATCTATAAAAAGGTTGCTAACCCTGATGAAGAAACAATAGAAAAAATCTACCAAGAAATTACCGCCCCATTGCGGCAGTTTGAAAGCAACCAAAACGAAGATTTTGAATTTACGGATACGGATATTTTGGTTGAAAAGCGTTCTATGCGCGAAGCCGCCAAAAACAAAGCCATCACCGAAGCCCGCATTACTGAATTCTTTAAATTGTTAGTTCCTGAAATGGAAGGCGTAACACTTGAAGATTTAACCTACGCCGATATTGAAGAAGAATTCCCTATTGCCGTGCAAATGCTAATCGTGGAAAAGATTGGCGAAGTGATTAGCCCAACCTACAGGGAAGCGCGGGGAAACTAATAGGCTCGTTGAAAAGCCAATGCCTAGCCGCAATGATTTTCAACGGGCATACCTTAGAAACAATTGAAGAATTAGACGATGTAACTTTGGCAAACATTCAAACAATGTATGCCGATGGAATGATTGGGAATTACGGCGTTCTTACGCAATTAGCAACCCTAACAAACGGGGTATTTAACTATATGCGAACCGCAAATTCACCGCCATATAAACTAGCCAACATTTTGGGTAGTGCGTATGATTACATCTACCCGCCTTTATCTGCTGATAAGCAAAAGGCGGCAGTAAATGATAGCCTTTTAGCATTTATGCAACAGGCGCAAGGATTTGATAAAACATTGTTTGGGGTAAAAGATGGCTAATATGATTGCCCGCCTTGGTGTAGCCCTAGGCATAGATACCGCGGAATTCAATAGAGGTATTGAAGCCGCGGGAAAGAAATTAGAAAAGTTTAGCGAAGCCGCCGAAAAATTTGGCAAGATTGGCGCGGTTGCCTTGGTTGCCGCTAGTGCCGCCGCACTTAAATACGCTGATGAACTAGCCGATGTAGCCGAAGCCAACGAAGTAGCCATAGGCACGGTTCTACAGTTATCGGATGCCCTTGCTAATTCAGGTGGAAAAGCCGACAACGCGGGCAAGATGCTATCGGCGTTTGCCAAGTTTATTGATGAAGCCGCGGGCGGTTCAGCAGAAGCGCAGAAAACCGCCAAAGCATTGGGCGTTACTTTGCAAGACTTGGGCAAACTTTCCCAAGAAGAATTGCTAAATAAATTGGCTACCAACTTAGCAAAAGTTGAAGACCCAATTACGCGTAACGCCAAGGCAATGGAAGTTTTTGGCAAAGCCGCCAAGGGCGTTGACATAGTTGGTTTTGCGGAAAAGATGGCGCAAGCCAACCCACTAATTGAAGAACAAGAAAAAGCAATTAAAGCCGCCGCAGATACATACGATTTGTTGGCGCAAACATCCCGCAATGTAATGTTAGTTTTGGCTACGGAACTAGGGCCAATTTTAAAATCAACCATTGATTACATAAAAACAATGAGTGACTATGGCGTGTCACTTGGTAACATTTTTAAAGTTGTATTTCAAACGGTTGCGGTTCTTGGTGCTAATGTTGCATTTGTCTTTAAAGGCATTGCTGATGAAATTCAACATACCTACGAAAACGCCGTTACCTTAGTTACCAAAGGCGTTGATGCGGCAATAGCAGGGAATAAAAAATACGATGCCTACCGCGCATCACAACGCCAAAACTTAGATTTTTTTGAATCGCAAGTAATGGGGACAAGTTACGGGCGTAGTGGCGTTGATGAACGCCGTACAGATAACAAGCCCGCTTCTAGTGGTGGTGGTGGTGGCGGTCGCAAAGTAACTGCGGCGCGTGATAAAGATGCTGAAGCCGCTGAAAAAGCAAGGTTGCGGGCATTGGAAAAATATTTCCATGAATTGCAACGATTAGACAAAATATTATTAGATGTTGCGGGCAAAGAAAATAGCGCGTTTACTGATTCATTAAAACGAATTGAAGGTGATGAATACGCACTAAAAATAAAGAACGGTATTTTAGATATTGAAAAAACAACGCAAAATATGCGTTCTGAAGATGTACAACTAACAAAAGATTTGTATTTAGAAGAACAAAAAAGATTAGAAAACATTAGGGAAATTGAACGCAATAATCTTTTATCCATTGAAGCAAAAGAATATTTGGTTTCACAAGAAAACGCATTAGCCAATGCGACCGAACGCTATCTACGCGCACAAAATCAAGCGGTTAAAGCGCAACGCGAAGGCACAAGCGAACAAGGCTTTATGAAAGAAGGCGCAAAGTTCTTTAGGGACTTGCCAACCGAATTAGAAAACGGCGCAAAGGCTTTTGGTTCTGTAATGGGCAACATGGAAAGCGCGTTAGATAACTTTGTTCGCACGGGCAAGTTGTCGTTTAAGAGTTTGGCGCGTAGCATCATTCAAGATTTAATTGCCATTCAATTGCGGGCATCAGCAACGGGTTTGTTTAAATCATTGTTTGGTATGTATGCAAGCGGCGGCTTTGGTACTGGCAACGCGTTTGGCAATGCTGACCTTGGCGGGTTCTTAGCCGATGGCGGTTCGGCTAATGCCAATACGCCTTATGTGGTCGGGGAACGCGGGCCTGAACTGTTTGTACCGCGTTCATCAGGTACAGTAATCCCCAACCATGCGTTAGCGGGCGCGGGCGGTACTACGATGGTTACAAACAACTACATTAACGCCATTGATACCAAATCGTTTGAAGAACGCCTATACGGTAGTTCTAACGCGATTTGGGCGGCAAATCAGTATGCCAATAAATCGTTGGCGGTGAATAGGGGTCGGGCATGAGTTTCCAAACCATCTTTGATATACAACAATCCATGACGGTAAACAACCGCCGTATGGTTGGACAACAAGTAGCGCGTTCGGGTTATATCACCGTAGCGCAATACCTAACCGCCGTGCCTTGGGTGTTTACGATTCAACCCCATGCGTATCTTTACTATCCGCAAGTTCGGGATGTAATCCAATCTATTGATAACAAAGATAGGCAATTACCCGAAACCATCACTTTTAATAGTACAAATTTATCTTGGTTTACTGAAATGCGCGGCACGGCTACGGCGGCTACGCTAAACGGTGCGCCCGCGGCTAATACGCAGACACTTGCTTTAATTTCTAACGGCACATTTAAAGCGGGTGATTTCATTATGATTAACGGTTACACCTACAAGATAACCGCCGATAGCGCGGGTTCATCAGTAGGCATTAACCGCCCGTTGATTGGTTCGCCCGCATCAGGCACAACGGTTAGCATTGGTAATGCTTGCACATTTACGGTGGTTGCAGAATCTTGCCCAACCTATACACTTAACCCAATGACGGATGGCGCGTTTGTGCAATGGGATGCCCCGTTTGTTTTCCGTGAGTACATAACATGACAACAATTAACGCCGTAACTGGTTCACAAATCAATCATGCGGAATTTGTAAAACTTACCGTAGGAAATGCGGCAACGGTTTACACATTCTGCAACGCCGCCGCACCTATCACGGTTGGCGGCATTACCTTTGCTAACCTTGGTGCATTGCTCAATGTTGGCGATGTTCAGCGCGATATTAAAGCCACATCGGATGACATGACAATTGCATTGACGGGCATTGACCCAACCAATGTGGGCATCATCTTAGGTAACGACATTAAAGGTTCGTTGGTAGAAGTTTGGCGCGGTTTCTTTGACAGTAATAACCAAGTCATTACTACGCCTACAACCCAATTTTTTAAACGCTACCAAGGCATTATAAATAGCGTTTCAATTACCGAAGATTTTAATTCTGAAGCGCGTACACGAATAGCAACTTGTTCTATTTCTTGTTCATCAATGCGCCGCATTTTGGAAAACAGATTGTCGGGCGTAAAGACCAATCAAAACAATTGGCAATTTATTTACCCTAACGATACATCAATGAACCGCGTTAGTGAAATTTCAAACACATTTTTTGATTTTGGTTCGCCGCCATTGACACAAACACAAGCAAGCGAAACAACTGTAACAATGGATGGCGGTGGTGGTGGTGGTGGTGGAGTTGGTGACGGCCCATGATAAGACCCGCGACAAGATACGATATACCTAGACTGTTAGAAATCGTGGAGGCATACGCCTATGAAAACCCAATTAAAAAACTTGGTGAATCGCATAATCACTTTCCCCGCTATGTTGAAGAATTATTGTTTAGCATCATTCAAGGGCGTGGGTTCATTTATATCGATTCGCATCTCAGGGGCGCGATTGTGGCTTATAAAAGTTCTAACATTTGGTCGCCAAAAGTAAAAGAATTAAACGAATTATTGTGGTGGGTAGAACCTGAACACCGCAATGGAACGATTGGCGGTCGCCTTTGGAAAGCGTTTGATGAACGCGCAAAGGAAATGCTAAAAGCGGGTGATGTAGATTTTGTTTGCACTTCAATTTCTGCCAATGGCCCGTTGATTGATTACACGCGCAGGGGTTACAAAGCCCTTGGCGCAACTTTTGTTAGGGAATAAAAATGGTTAGCACATTAGTAGCCTATGCAATTATGGAATTAGGCATGAGTTATGCGGTGGCAACTTTTGCCGTTAACTTTGCTTTGTCGTTAATTATTACGCGTGTATTTGCTGAAAATCCCGAACAACAACAAGACATGGGCGTTAGGCAACAAGTACCGCCAAGCGCAGTAAACGCTATTCCTATTGTGTACGGCAATGCTTATATGGGCGGCACATTCGTTGATGCGGTTCTGACAACCGACCAAAAAACAATGTACTATGTTTTGGCTATTTCAAGCATTAGCCCTAATGGTCAATTTACATTTGATACCGCCGATATGTATTACGGCGATAGAAAAATTACTTTTGATGGTTCAGATTTAACTAAAGTTGTTAGCCTTACCGATGAAGCGGGAAATGTAGATACAAAGATTAGCGGCTATCTTTATATCAATCTTTATACATCTACAACGGGCGGCACAATTACATCCGCTAACGGCGCATCCGCACCTAGCACGGTTATGGGCGTTTCTGATATTGCCGTTGGTCAGCGTTGGACAGGAACGCGGCAAATGAATGGTTTGGGCTTTGCCATTGTCAAACTAATTTATAACCGCGATGCAGATACCACACAATTACAACCAATTACATTTAAAGTAGCGCATACATTAAACGGCACAGGCGTAGCCAAAGCGGGCGATGTTTGGTATGACTACATGACCAACGCGGTTTATGGCGGTGCAGTAGATACCGCATTTGTTAATAGCACAAGCGCAACCGCATTAAACGCGTATGGCGACCAAAACATTACATTTACAAATAGTAGCGGCAACCCTGCTACGCAACCGCGGTATCGTATCAATGGCGTATTAGATGCGGGGCAATCGGTTCTTTCCAATGTTGACCGCATCGTTTCTGCTTGCGATTCATGGATGACTTACAACGCCGCATTAGGTCAATGGTCGGTAGTTATTAACAAAGCCGAATCTACCGCGTATGCTTTTAACGACAACAACATCATTGGCGAAATCCGCGTTAGCGCAACCGACATTACATCTTCAATTAACCAAGTTGAAGCGCGATTCCCGTTTAAAGAAAACCGCGACCAAGCCGCATTTGTAAACATTGAAACGCCTAGCGGTTTACTGTATCCCAATGAACCCGTTAACAAGTATTCAATTACTTATGATTTGGTTAATGATTCGGTGCAAGCACATTACCTTGCAAATCGTTTGTTGGAACAAGCCCGCGAAGATTTAATTGTTTCTTTTAGCACTACTTATTACGGCATCCAAGTTGATGCGGGCGATGTAGTTAGCGTTACCAATACTGATTACGGATGGAACGCAAAACTATTTCGCGTAATGAAAGTTAACGAAGCATCTTTACCCGATGGTTCATTAGGTGCAAGTTTAGAAATGAGTGAGTACAACGCGCAAGTTTATGATGACTTTGATATAACGCAATTTACGCCCGTGCCTAATTCGGGTTTAGCATCAGTAAGTTATTTTTCGCCATTAGCCGCACCTACAGTTACGGGGTTTCCAAGCGCAACAATTCCCTATATCAATGTTCAGGTTTTTGTGCCAACAACGGGGCGCGTAACTTTTGCTAATTTGTTTTGGACTACAAGCGCAACGCCAACTGCCGCAGATTGGAAATTAGTTTCTAGCGCATCTACAACTAACGGGCAACCCGTTACCAATAATAGTTATTACACATTTGCCAACATCACGCTAAATACAGGAACTTATTATTTTGCCTATATGGTTGGCAATGATGTAACAAATTCAGTATTAAGCCCAATTAGTTCTGCATTGGTTTGGAATCCCGTGGCGGGCGCAGGGCCTACTGGCGCAACAGGGCCAACGGGTGCATCAGTTACAGGGCCTACAGGGGCTACAGGAAACTTAGGCCCAACTGGAACTAACGGCAATTCATCACGCATTTGCTATTCAAAAACTACTTTAAGTTCTTTATCGCCAACGCCTACAACCATTACGACTAGCGGTAATACATCCTACCCGCCAAATGATTCATGGGGCGCGGGAACTGTTTGGGGTGCTACTGCGCCCGCTATTGTTGCGGGTGAATCTGTTTACCAATCTGATGGTGTTTATTCCCCCGTTACTGGTAACACCGTTTGGAATGTGCCATACCTTTCTAATTTAAAGGTTGGTCAACTATCCGCAATTAGCGCAAACCTTGGAACTATTACAACGGGTCAAATTACCAATAATAGTTACAACACAACAATGCAATTGGGAAGCGCGGCGGGGGGTTCATCTGCGGGCGCAACAATGTATTTTGAACGCACGGGTTCAGCATCTTCAGCGGTTGGGCCAATCATTTATGGCAATGACATTTCAACTTCTAAAACATCATATTCTTATGCGTTTATTTCTAATGTTGCAGATACATTTATAGTCTATACGGCGGGTTTGGGAATAGGTAGTTATAACGGCGTATTTCAAACTGCTAATGGAAGCGGGCAATGTTTTGTTAATCTTTCCGTGCAAGGTTACACGGAAGGCCCGCAATTACAAGTTAGCCAAACCCAATACAACGGAACTGGCGGTTCGCCCGTAAACCCTGCGGGTGATTTTATTGCCTATGATGCAAGTTTAAATCAAGCGGCACGAATTAAACTTGCTTCAGGAACGGGCTACGCCTATTACATTGTTGCGGGCGTTGGCGGGCCGTTCACGGGCGCACACGATGCGTTAATTGCTAAAACAGAAACAATTGTGCAAGGCGACATTCTTGTAGATGTAACTTTGGTTAGAAAAGCCACATTAAGCGATACGATTTTTACTGTAACAAAATCTACTACGCCCAATCAATGTGCGCTAGGTGTTTTTAATAGCGGTACAGAAATGTTTGAATTAGCCCCGCCTACTGCTTTGGTTGAAGGTTATAGAACACAAGTTAACCCGCTTGGTGATAATGATTACATCCCCATACCCGCGCCACAATTTTATGAATATGAACCGACACACAATCAAGCAATTGTCAATTCTATTGGTGAAGGTCAAATAAATGTTTGCGGGGAAAACGGTAATATTGCCGTTGGCGACCTAATCGTTACATCTAGCACGGCGGGTAAAGGCATGAAACAAGCGGATGATTTGATTCGTTCCTACACCGTAGCCAAAGCACGGGAAGCGGCAACATTTTCTAGCCCAACCGATATACAAATGATTGCGTGTATTTATGTAAGTGGCTAGAATATCTAAAATACAATACACCATAACCGCGGGACTCGCGGATGTTCTAACTAAGTTTAGGGAACGCTATGGCGACACTTTATTGGCTACGCTTGCCTGAGCATAGCAATATGTTTACTGAAGGCTATGTAGGCGTTGCCGAAGATATGGCAAAACGCCTTAGAAGCCATAAGCACAGATTTAAAGATTTGTGGCAACAAATTGTTGTTCAACCGCTTGTCATTTCTACCCAAAATTATTGTTTTGAGTTAGAAGAAAAATTACGCCCTATGCGTAATATTGGTTGGAACAAATCTATTGGCGGCTATCGTAACAATGGCATGACCGCTGAACAAAACCCTAATTACGGAAAATTCGGGGAAGAAGCCCCGCATTTTGTTGGTTGGTACATTACCCCGTTGGGTAAATTTTCACGCCCTGATGATGCCGCACAATTGCATTTATGCAATAGAACTACAATCATTCGTAGATGTTGCGGAAGATATGTAAACGGTAAGTTTCTATCCCCAAAACAGGGATACGCATTTGAGCAGAAAGACAGGGTAGCATCATAGCCATCTTTAACAAAAATACCCTTGCACAAGTAAGCGGTTTTGACAACCCCATTCTTGCGGGCGAATTGGTATGGAATCAGAAAACCTACTGGAATCTGACATTCACCAATTCCGCGACAAATTTACCCGTTAATTTGACGGGCGCAACCCTTGACGCACAAATTGTTCGCCGTGAACTATCCAACATCATTGATACGCGCAACGGGTTAACTTTTGACATTGCTGATTACAACCCCGCGCCCGCCGCAATACCGTTAACAATCACTAACATTGTTGCCGCCGCGGGTTCATGCACATTGGTAATTGATGCTAGTGCATGGTCGCTAATGAGTACCGACCCCGAATTAGAAATTAACGCCGCCGACCCCGTGGGTTATTCAGGTCGCGTTAAGGTAAGTTTTCCCGTATCGGGTTCAACCCCTGCGGATGATTCCATTATTTTCTTGTTGTTCTTGGTGCGTAGCGATGGGGTGATTGTTTTATGAGCAACATCAAAGTTTCGGTTCAAGATGGCAACAATGTAAATTTACAAGTAACGCCGCAACCCCGAATTGATTTAAGGATTGATAGGGCGGTTAGCGGGGCTACAGGGCCAACTGGTTCGCAAGGTAATCAAGGCCCTACAGGGGCTACAGGCCCTACGGGCGCAACGGGCGCACCAAGCACGGTGCAAGGCCCTACGGGGGCTACAGGCCCGACAGGCGCACAAGGCATTACGGGTAATGTTGGCCCGACAGGGCCACAAGGCGTTCAGGGCATCCAAGGCGTTCAAGGTATCCAAGGCATCCAAGGCCCGACAGGGGCGCAGGGCATCCAAGGCGATACGGGCGCGACAGGCCCGACAGGGGCTAATGGCATAAATGGCAATACAGGCCCAACGGGTGCGGTTGGCCCGACAGGGGCGCAGGGTGTACAAGGCAATGTCGGTGCGACAGGCCCGCAAGGGTTGCAAGGCATCCAAGGCGCGACAGGCCCAACGGGGGCAGATAGTACGGTTGTAGGCCCTACAGGCCCAACGGGGGCGCAAGGCATGCAAGGTATTGCAGGCCCAACGGGCGCACAGGGAATTCAGGGCATACAAGGTGAACAAGGTTTGCAGGGCATTGCAGGGCCAACGGGCGCACAGGGCGCACAAGGCAATGTTGGCCCAACGGGCGCACAAGGTTTAGCAGGGCCTACGGGAAGCGCGGGCGCAAACGGGGCGACAGGGCCAACGGGCGCGGCAAGCACGGTAGCAGGGCCTACAGGGCCTACGGGCGCACAAGGCGCAGATGGTCAATCATCATCGTATTACCAATATGATGCAGATACTACGCAAACATCAGGAACGCCTACATCGGGTCATGTGTTTTGGAATAACGCAACGCAAACATCTGCAACCACTCTTACCTTTAGCCATCTGACAAGCAACGGCATCGATGTTGATTTGTTTTTGGGATTCTTGAAAACTGGTGATAGCGTTATTTTGCAAGATGCAAACAATTCAAACAATTACCAAAAGTGGGTTTTATCTTCAGATTCGGTAGTAGTTCCAAATACATCTATAACTTGTCCCGTTACCCTATCCACTTCTAGCGGCACGGGTACAACTGGTTTTGCTAACAATCACAATTTAATTGCCGTTATCCAATCTATTGGCGTAGTGGGGGCGACAGGGCCGACAGGCCCGACAGGGGCGGCAAGCACCGTAGCAGGGCCTACGGGGGCGCAGGGCGTAACAGGCCCAACGGGCGCACAAGGTAATGTCGGCGCAACTGGCCCGACAGGCGCACAAGGCATCCAAGGACAACAAGGCATACAGGGTATTCAAGGCGTGGTCGGGCCAACTGGCGCACAAGGTATCCAAGGTATTCAGGGCGAACAAGGCATACAAGGGGTGACAGGCCCAACGGGCGCACAGGGGATTCAGGGCGTAACAGGGCCTACGGGTGCGGCATCAACCGTTGCAGGGCCTACAGGCCCGCAAGGCATACAGGGCGTTCAGGGCGTGGCAGGGCCGACAGGGGCGCAAGGCGCACAAGGCATCCAAGGTGATGTCGGGCCAACTGGTGCTACGGGAAGCACGGGCAACACGGGCGCACAAGGCGCGACAGGGCCAACGGGCGCGCAGGGAATTCAAGGCGATGTAGGCCCGACAGGCCCGCAGGGCGTACAGGGTATTCAGGGTATCCAAGGCGTGACAGGCCCAACGGGGGCAACTGGTAATACAGGCCCGACAGGCACGGTTGTTTACGGCGTTATTGTTCCTAATTTGACAACGGCAACCACAAATGAAAGTTTGCCAAGCGGGTACAACGGGGCATCAGTTGGGCCAATCACAATCAATACGGGTGTGACAGTTACGATTGCAACGGGTCAACGATGGATTGTTTCTTAATTAAAGGAAAGCAAAATGACAGTTATTATTAACGGAAGTAACACCCCGACCGCGGGCGCGGTAGCGGTTGGCGATGGCACAACTATTAACTTTACTGCGGCGGGCAATGCGGGACAAGTTTTAACAAGCAACGGCGCGGCAGTACCAACATGGACTGATAACGGGTCGGGTACTGTTACAAGCGCATCGGTTGTTTCTGCAAATGGTTTTGCGGGTACTGTAGCCACTTCAACAACAACCCCTGCAATTACTTTAACAACAAGCATTACAGGCGTTATTAAAGGTAATGGTACTGCGCTATCTGCGGCTACTGCGGGTACTGATTACATTGCCCCAAGCGGCGCGTTAGGTACACCATCAAGCGGCACATTGACTAACTGTAGTGGATTACCCGTTAGCACGGGTGTAAGTGGTTTAGGAACTAATGTAGCCACTTGGCTTGGAACGCCAACTAGCGCAAATTTAATTTCTGTTGTTGCAGATGAAACTGGTTCAGGTTCTTTGGTGTTTAACACAGATGCCGCTTTAACAAATCCAACTGTTACTAATTATGTTGAAACAGTTGTTGCAATTGGAACTGTTACATCATCTAACACATTGTCGTTAACTGGTGGAACTGTACAAACCGCAACATTAACTGCTTCAACTGCTTGCACATTCACAATGCCAACTGCTACGGCGGGTAAATCGTTTGTGTTATTGCTTAAACAAGCGGCATCTACTGGCGGTGGTACTGCAACATTTACGGGCGTTAAATGGGGAACTGCGGGCGCACCAACAATTACGGCGGCGGCGGGCAAGATGGATATTTTGACCTTTATTGCTGATGGAACAAATTGGTACGGAAGCATTGCCCAAGGTTACACCCCATAAGGATTTCACAATGTTTGCTTTTACTAAATTGATGTTGGCAATGGGTTCAGGTGCGGCGCAAAAACTTGAATATCTTATTGTTGCGGGCGGTGGTGGTGGCCCATCTGCATTTGGCGGCGGTGGTGGTGCGGGCGGCTATCTTGCGGCATCTAATATTACTTTTAACACGGCAACAACTTACACAGTAACAGTTGGTGCGGGCGGTACGGGTGGCCCTGCTCAACAACAAAGTATTGGTTCTAATGGTAGTAATTCTGTTTTTGACACTATTACATCTATTGGCGGTGGTTTTGGTGGCGTTTCGGGACAAAATGGTGGAACTGGAACTGGTGGCGGTGGTTCAGGCGGTTCGGGTGGCGGGGCATCAGGATATGCGCCATCTTCAATAGGTACTGCAACATCAGGACAAGGAAATAACGGCGGTCAAGGCGCAACGGGGGCTACCTCTTATGGTGGCGGCGGTGGTGGTGGCGCGGGCGTAGTTGGAACAAATGCTACTGGTAGCAGTGGTGGTAACGGCGGTAATGGACTTGCTAATTCAATTACAGGCACATCTGTAACTTATGCGGGCGGCGGTGGCGGTGGCGTTTACTATGGCGGTGGCCCTTACACCGTTGGAAGTGGTGGAACTGGCGGTGGTGGTAATGCGGGCGCATTTAGCACTAACCCCGCAGGACCTGCGGGCGGAAATGGAACTACAAATCTTGGTGGGGGTGGTGGTGCGGCTATGCGGGGTGGAGATAATGGGGTAAATTACAAAGTTGGTGGTAACGGCGGTTCAGGCGTTGTTATTCTTAAATACCCTGCAATTTATTACATTGGCGTTGGTGGTGGTTTAACTTCATCAACGACAACAAGCGGTCTATATAGCGTTACAACATTAACTGCGGGTACGGGTGATGTGGCTTTTTACACTACGCCTCCAATTTCATTTAGTTATCTTGTTGTTGCGGGTGGCGGCGGTGGTTGCGGTAGTCACTCAGGCGGTGGCGGCGCGGGCGGTTTTAGAACTGGCTCAATTTCATTTGTAACTGGACAAACTTTTACATTAACTGTGGGTGCGGGCGGTGCGGGCGTACTTTCTGATGCTACACAAAAGGATGGTGTAAGTGGAGGAAATTCCGTACTTTCTACCATTACTTCTGCGGGTGGCGGTGGCGGTGCAAAAACTTATGGCGGCGGCGGCACAGGCGTAGCGGGCGGTGCAGGCGGCGGTGGTGGCGGTGGCGGCGGTGTTACTGGTATTGGTGGCGCGGGAAACACGCCAAGTACAAGCCCATCACAAGGTAATAATGGCGGTGCGGGTTATTTAGGAAGCCCATATTCAAGTAGTTCTCCTGCGGCAACATCTACAACAGGTTCACCAACAGTCGTTGTGACTGGTGGCTACCGCTATTACACATGGACTTCTTCAGGTTCAATTACATTCTGAGGAACATAATGAGC